GGGTTTTCGACTTGACTTCGGTCAAGGACGCTGGTTCAACTCCAGCCACCTCCACAATTTTAACAAGTGAATAATTTATGCGTAGATGATGTAAGAGATAGCATACCGCTTTTCCGTAGCGGTTGTGGCGGTTCGATTCCGACCTCTACGCACCAATTGATAGTCAGTAAATGCAAGGTGCAAAGAGCTTGTGAATTGAATGAGATATGGCATAGTAGATTCCCAAAAATTCATTGGAGTAATGTAGTAAGGAATCGAGATTACGTTTGCTTTGTGGCTGAATACGACAACATTGCTTATGGTTCCGCTATATGGTCTAGTCCTGTTGCCGCTAACAGACTAAAGGAAGGTAAGACTGCATTAGAGCTAAGGAGGATGGCAATAGCTGATGATGCACCTAAGAATACAGCAAGTAGAATGATAGGCGTGATGAGGAAAATTATCAAGAAGGAGTTTCCTCACATAACATTACTCCTCAGCTACCAAGATACCGATGTTCATCAAGGCACGATATATAAAGCATCTGGATGGTATTTAGCCTCCAAAAACAAAGGTACATCTTGGACGAACAATACTAGAAAAAGAAACAAAGAGCAAAGCCTTTCAGATAAAATTAGATGGGAGTTCAGATTACAGCCACCTCCACCATTTAAACTACAACAATGTCGGAAACAGATATAGAATATAAAAAAGGATACGCAGAGGGTTTTTTGATTGCAACAGACACCTTTCAGGAGATGTTAAAAAGATTAGCCAAGGATGTCGAGCGATTGGAATGGATTCTTTCGGATGCAGGAAGTTACTGGCTCTCCTCAAGAGAAGATATTGATAAGGAGATGGAGGAATCACAACAACTATGAAAATAACGATAGAACATTACGATGAAATCTACTCACTTGAGGTAAGCGATGAATTCGACATTGAAATTTTTCAGGGTTATCTTGAAAGCATCCTTAAGGTGATGTGGCTCCCAGAACAAGTTGAAGAAATTCTGGGAATAAACGATTACGAAAAAGGCTATAAGGAGGGATACGAGGAAGGGATGCACACAGTATCACCATCGCCTATTCGCAGACCAGTTCCAACCGAACAACCCAGAGATGCACTAGGAAAGATATTATGTGATTCAAAACCCCAAAGCAACCCATCCTAATGGCATACTTGCCACAAAATAAATTAGCTCATTGGCGAGAGAGCAACAAACCAATTTTTTGTCCCATACTTGAGACGAAAATGTCGAACCCAGTAGTTGACCATGACCATAAGACAGGAGAGGTCAGGGGGGTAATAAACAACAACGCAAATGCTTTGTTGGGGGTATGTGAGCGTAAATTTTTTAGCTATTGTTCGGGTAAGCCAGAGGACTTGCCAAGCGTCCTTAGAAACATGGCTGACTACCTTGAGCAGGCCAGCACTATGATATTACATCCAGTTGGGCTGAATCAATTGTGTACCCGATTTTCTCAACTTCCTAAAGAACAACAACTTTCAGAATTAAAGAGCTTGGGTGCTAAAGAAAATAAAATTAATGCTTGCAATAACAACAAGCAAAGAAAATCATTGTATCGAACATTAACTAAATTAAAATATGAAAGACATACTACTGTTAATTCAGACTGAACTCAAAGTAAACAAAACTCAATTCAACAAATTCGGTGGCTATCATTACAGAAATCATGAAGACCAATGTAATGCGATAAAGCCACTTTTGCAAAAGCACGGGGTTGTGCTCACTCTTAGTGACCACATAGTAGAAATAGCCGACCAAATGGTTCTGGAGTCAACCTGTACATTGTGGGCAACTACCGAAGACAAAGTAATTGCAAAAACTCATGGATACTCAGGCATTGACCAAAACCGAAAGGGTATGACGACCGAAATGGCTTTTGGTAGTGCCAGCAGCTACGCAAGAAAGTATGCATTTAATGCTATGTTCCTTTGTGATGACAACAAGGACTCAGATGCAACTCACAAATTTGACAAGTCAGAAACCACAAAATCCCCTGACGAATCAGAGGATGGTGAATGGCTTTAACGTAATAAACTAAAAAAGGAAAATATATGTCAAATAAACAATATGACAATACAAACGGGGGAGCCATATTTCCCAACGATAGAAAAGAAAAAGAAACGCACCCTGACTTTAGGGGTACTATTAATGTTGAGGGAACTGAATATTGGCTGAAGGGATGGAAAAAAACATCCAAGACAGGGACAAAATTCTTATCTTTGGCACTTAATCCAAAAGAGGTTGAAAAACCAAAAGAAGAATTAACCGCTATCCCGTCAGACCCATTTTGAAACAACCAGAATACATACCAGTAAAGGATGGAGAAATTCCCTTTGACAAGGTTTGGTGGTTTCAATACCAAAAGCATTTGTGTGATGAAATTATAAAATTAACACAGCAAAAATGTAATGACTATACTGGGGGTAAAGCGTGCGTTAATCCTTTTTCCAACTTCGATGGTTCTGCTGATTTTGGCGTGCATCCTATTGTGGGTGTGTGTATTAGGTTATCCGATAAAGTACAAAGAGCTAAGACGTTTGCAAGAGATGGTAAACTAGCCTACTCAGCAAGCAACGATACTGTTCAAGACATTTTCACAGACATTATAGGCTATTCTTTAATAGTGCTAGGTATGCTGAAAAGAGAAGAGCAAAATGCGGTTAGCTTTTCAGAAGATATGTCCTAAACACAATAATAAACTCCTTAAGTCGGCTTACATCTAGTGGGTCGGCTTTTTTATGCCATGATTGAAATTGCAAACATTAAAGAAGCAACAGAAGTAGCCATCAATATGTACAAGAATGTTGACCTCAGAAGGAACACCCAAGAAGATAAAATTTTCTTTACTTCGTTGGGGCAAGTTTTAAACACAATACAACAAACACTAAATAATGCTAACGACAAAAATCCCCCACAGCCATGACGCAGAAGAAGCAACTTTAGGTTGTTGCCTCATTGATGGTAACTCAGAGGTTTTCAATCAAATAAGCCCTAAGCTTGAGCTAGATGATTTTTATGTAGAAAAAAACAGGACGATATGGCAGGCTATGGGAGCCTTAGTCGAAAAGGGGAGCGTGATTGATATGGTTACTATATGTGACCAAATTAATGATGAACACATATTCACGGACATAATGAGAATATGTAACAGGGTGGAGACATCTGTTTCAGTAAACCATTATGTAAATATTGTTTTACAAAAGTCTAAGCTCAGGAAGATAAGAAGGGGATGCATGACTGGGATAGACTTGCTTGACACAAGCGAGGAGCCAGAAGTCATAATAGACAAGATTAACGACCTAGCTACGGACAACAGGAGCAACAAGGATGAATCTCACATTACCCATACCTTGTATGAGATTAGGGATGAAGTACAAAGAATGGCTTCTGGGGAGTACGAGAAAGAATACATAAAGACACATTTACCGCACTTGGATGAAAAGATAAAGCTAGAGTTTGGCAGCGTTATGACTATCGCAGCCCCAACCTCAGTAGGTAAGTCAGCCTTAAGTTTAAACATAGCACTACGGGCTTGTTCCAAGGACAACTTTCCAGTTTTAATATATAGTTTAGAAATGCCCCAAAAGCAGATTAACAAACGTATCATTCAGACACTATCTAGCGTAAACTTGAAAGACATAGGGGAATCTGGCGTGGATGAATCCAAAATGGTAGAACTGGACAAGGCTATTGCCAAATTAGAGAATCTGGAGTTCCGAACAATACATGACGTAAGGAGCATTTCTCAAATGTCATCACAAATAAAAACATATGTTAAAAAACATGGAATAAAACTAGTCGTTATTGATTATTTACAACTAATACCCTGTAAGGCAGACAAGGTAGGCAGGGCTGAAGCAGTAGCGGGGGTTAGTCAAAAGGTTAAGCAAATAGCTCTTGAAAACGATATTGCCATCATTTTGGTATCTCAACTTAACAGGGAGGGCTCTAGGTCGGATAGCCCAGATTTGTTTCACCTCAAGGATTCAGGTTCGATTGAGTGTGATAGCGACATAGTTTTGCTTATGAACTACAAGGACAATGATGCCGAACAAGCCAAAGTATGTGACGAAACTGGCAAATATATGAAAATAGAGTACGTTATTGCAAAAAATCGTGAAGCAGAGCGAGGCGTAAAGGGATTTTTTAAATTTTACTATTTACAAGGCAGATTCTTCTAATATCTTCAACGAACAAACTATGGATACTAAAAATCACAACATCGAAAGACTTCAAACCCGAATCAATATGATTCGTGACGAAAGCCGTCATTTAAGCTATCAGATTGAAGCAATACAGGAAAAACGTCACAATTTACAACTTGAGAAGGCAAAGCTCAAGGATAGAATTGTTGAGCTCACAACGGCTCAACTGGTAGAGTAGTGTATGCTAGTGTGTAACAAGAGGGGTAATATGGTTCAGTAATGGCCATAGCGGAAGTTAGCCGTAGTTAAGTCCCCAAGGCTCCATCGCTGACTGTTCAGGGGTGGAGCCTTTTTGTTACAATAGCCCCACGGGTCGTTTTTATGCCATGGGCATACCAAGACTAGGAGTAGCCAATCAAAAGTCCTTATAGACCCCTTTTTGTCCAATTTTGATGTGTATGGACGTTC